AGCAGAATATGACTGCCCAAAAAGAATACGAACGACAAGCAAAGGAACAAAAGAAGATTCAAGAAAGAATAAATAACGAACTGCTCGAACTTCAACGTCGTAATGAACAATCTCGGATTGATTTGATGGAGGAAGGATCCGATAAGCGCATCGCCCAAATAGAATATGATTACGATCGTGAAATAGAAGCTATCCGTAAGAGGGAGAAAGAGTGGCGTGAGGCTCAAGGGGGAAAACTCACGCAAGAACAAACGGTTGAAATAAAAACAGCCATTACGCAGGCTCAGGCTACCCGTATGCGGTCCACGCAAGAAGTAGAGAACGAGCAGATCGAGGCTCAACGTAAAGCCATGAATGATTATCTTAAGGAATATGGCACTTATCAAGACAAAAAAATGGCACTCGCCGCCGAATACGGGCAAAAAATAGCGTTTGCCGAGACTGAGGGGGAGAAATTGATACTCGGGAAGGAATGGGATAAGCAGCTTTCCGACCTTGAGATAAAAAGTGGCAATACCGCCAATGCCATAATCGCTCTTTTTGGAGACATGAAGGACAAGACTCTAAAGGAGTTGATAGAGATATCCACCAAGGGAAAAGAGGCCTTGGAGTTTCTTAAGTCCGGAGAATGGGATGAATCAAAAGGCAAGGGATTAGGCATAACGCAGGAACAATTCGATCTTTGGTCTGATATGCCTGAAATAATGGATAGGGCAGGGAAAAGCGTTGAGAGCACCAACGAGAAGGTCGATGAGTTGCGACCCGCTTTTGACAAGGTGACAGAAGGAGTGAGGCGATTCTTTGCCGCTGGTGACGACCCCAAAAAACTGACGGAATCATTACAGCTCATTAATGAGGGTGTAAATGAAGTTATGACCTCTGTTCAATTCTTGTCTAATACCTTTGGAAAACTTGGTGATTCGTTCGGAGGTGCTTTTAATGACATAGCGGAAGGTTTAAATATGGCAATGGACGCTGTAAATTCCGCTATGCAGGGTGCGCAAGCGGGTGCGATGTTTGGCCCTATAGGGGCATCCGCTGGTGCTGCTATTGGGGTAGTGACCTCTCTAGCGTCCTCTATCGCTAAGATCCATGACAAAAAGAACGAGAAACGTATACAGAGATTACAAGACCAGATCGATGTGTTGGATGCCTCGTACGAGAAACTAGGCCGTTCCATAGAAAAGGCTTATTCTACGGACGCTTCTAAGCTCATAAACCAGCAAAATAAATTGCTAGAGCAGCAAAAAGTGATCATCCAACAACAGATCGAGGAGGAAAGGAACAAGAAAAAGACCGACGATGACCGGATCAAGGATTGGCAAAAGCAATTGGAGGATATCAACGCTCAATTGGAGGACAATAAGGAGAAAGCTGTAGAGGCTATAACAGGAACCGATGTCATGTCCGCTATTGACGAGTTCGCCCAAGCGTATTCGGAGGCGTGGGCTACAGGAACTAATGCGGCAGAGGCTTCGACTAAGATTGTCCAAAATTTGATCAAGACGGCTATCATTGAGTTCTTGAAGAAGAAATTATCCCCTTCCGTAGAGGAATTCATGAAGAAACTGGCCGATTATATGTCCGATGGTATCGTTTCGCCTTGGGAAGAAGCGGAGTTGAACAAGTTGAAGGAAAAAATGGACGCTGAGGCCCAGAAGGTCTTCGATACGTCAAGCAAGTATTTCCAAGAGGATAAAAATGATAAATATGAGCAGACCGCTACATCCGGGGGTTTCGAGAAAATGTCTCAAGATAGCGCCGATGAGTTAAATGGCCGTTTCACCGCCCTGCAAATGACAGGGGAGGAGATACTGTTGTTCTTGCAAGGCTCCGAGCAATTCTTGAGCCTCTTGTATATAAAGGCCAGTATGGACGTGATATCTGTAAAGATAGCCTCGTTGTATGATGTGGCGGATGAGACTAGGACGATGATCGCCAGTATCTATATAGAGTTACAGCAGATCAATGATAATACCGCCAATACCGTGATACAATTGAAAAAAGCGGTGGATAAATTGACAAGTATAGAGACTAACACTAAAAACATGTAGTATGAATGTTGGAGATATAACGAGACGGGCTATTTCGCTAGGGGCTTGCAGTGAATCAGGCAAGGCCACTGACTGGAAGAGCCTATGTTGGCTGTTTTTTTCCCCGCAAGGGCGGGAGTTTTGCGAGGAGAA